GCCGCCGAAAGCGCCCGGTCAGTGATCCGTGACGATCTGGTCGTTACGGTGGACCTGATTTGATGTTCGGCGAATGGGTGATACTGGCGTTGTCGGGCGGCGGTGCGCTCGTCGTTGTCTGGGTCGCGTCAGAACTCGGGAGAGATTGCTAGTGCGCCCGCTCACGAGAGCCCAGCGCGTCGCCCTGCTCAGCGTCTACCATCGGGATTGGTACAAATACCCTAAGCCGTCCTATCTGGCATGGCGGCGCACCGCCCAGCGCCTGCCGTGTGACGATTGCATTATCGTGCAGTGGTGCGGGATATGGCTGGGTATCGAGTCCGACGGGTACACGCATAGCTGATCAGATCCGATCCGCACACGACGCCCCGGGGTTCCGCCCCGGGGTTTTTTTTGTGCGTTAACCTTGCCCCGGCCCGCCGCCCGCGCCCTGCCTGAAACGTACCGCGCACCGTCTACCGCGGCCCGCGGGCCGCGATCTGGACGCCCCGGCACCCGGCACCCGGCACCCGGCACCCGGCCCGCTGGCGACGCCCGCCGCGCCGCCCAGCCCGGACGGGATTTCACGCATATTGCACCGCCGAACGCGGGCCGTTGTGCGGCGCGGTATCCTGGGAACCGATAAATCCCATATTTCCGCGGGGTCCGGGCCGTTCGCAGGTGCGAGATAGAGCGCCGCAAAAAGCGCCCCGGGGCCCCGGGATATCGGGTCAATTTCCGTGGATCACGGCACCCGGCCCGGCCCGCCGCCGCCCGCGACCGGCGCGACCGGGGGACACGGGTGTAAGACCATGTTTTTGACATAGAATACGTGATATTTTGATATGACTTGATAAGATAAGAACCGTCCCATATGTTTCACGTGAAACATTTCTAGGGGCCCCTATAGGATGTCTAACGCAATGACGCCCGAAGCAGAATCAAAACGACTGAAACTTGAACTGCGGTTAGCGCAGCTTGAGAAAAACGAAAAATGCCAAAACGATTTTTTAACTTTTGTCCGTGCGATGTGGCCCGACTTCATTGCAGGTCGGCATCACAAGATTATTGCGGACAAGTTTGAACGTGTGGCGACGGGAGAGTTAAAGCGCTTAATAATTAACATGGCCCCTCGTCATACGAAGTCGGAGTTCGCGAGTTATTTGTTCCCTGCGTGGATGATGGGCCGTGATCCGCGGATGAAGATCATTCAAGCGACGCATACGACCGAGCTTGCGGTGAACTTCGGTCGAAAGGTCAAGAACCTCATTGAGACGGACGAATACAAGGAGGTGTTTCCCGAGGTTGCGCTTGCTGTTGACAGTAAAGCGTCGGGTCGCTGGGACACGAACAAGGGCGGTATGTACTACGCCGTGGGCGTTGGCTCGAACTTGGCGGGTCGCGGTGGTGATTTGGTGGTCATTGATGACCCGCACTCGGAACAGACGGCGATGTCGAACAGTGGTTTTGACGATGCGTGGGAATGGTACACCGGGGGCCCCCGACAGAGGCTCCAGCCGGGTGGGTCGATAGTTTTGGTTCAGACCCGGTGGTCTGAGAAGGATATGACGGGTCAGTTACTTCGTTCTATGGCTAAAGATCCGCTAGCAGATCAGTGGGAAGTTGTGGAGCTACCTGCGATATTTGATAATGACGAGCCGTGCTGGCCTCAATACTGGTCTCTTGAGGATCTGACCGCGGTCAAGGCTTCTATTCCACCGTCCAAGTGGAACGCTCAGTATCAGCAGAACCCGACGGGCGAAGAGAACGCGATTATCCCGCGTGAGTGGTGGAAGAAGTGGGAGAAAGAAGTTGTCCCGCAGTTGCAGTACGTCATCCAGAGTTATGACACGGCGTTCAGTAAGCGGGAGACTGCGGACTTTAGCGCGATAACGACGTGGGGTGTGTTTTATCCGCAGGAAGGGGGCCCCCCGAACCTTATCCTGCTGGACAGTAAGAAGGGCCGGTGGGATTTTCCTGAACTGAAGGAGCAGGCGTACGACCAGTACGGCTACTGGGAGCCGGATACGGTAATTGTCGAGGCGAAGGCGAGCGGTATGCCGTTGACGCAGGAATTACGACAGATTGGCATTCCTGTTGTGAACTACACGCCGTCGAAGGGGGCGGACAAAGTCACGCGGGTGCATTCTGTGTCGCCGCTTTTCGAGGCTGGAATGGTCTGGGCCCCCGACGAGGTGTTCGCGGACGAGATGATAGAAGAAGTTGCAGCTTTTCCTAACGGGGAATATGATGACTTGGTAGATAGCATGACACAGGCGTTGATGCGTTACCGTCAGGGCAACTTTATTCAGTTGCCGTCGGACGACTGGGAAGACACTGAAACCAGTCAACGTGTCCACGCGTATTACTGAGACAGGACGGCATGGCGGATTCGAAAGTTGATTTAGGCGCAGGGGCCCCGGAGGGATACAGCTTTGGAATTGCCGGGTACGGCGTCCGCCCGCGCGTTTTTGTGGAAGGCCGACAAACGGGTCGCACCCCATCCGTCGATTTGCCTGAAGGCGACGTTCTTTTGGACATCAGCAATCAAAACTACTACGGGAAGATTGGCGTCGATGTAACGTCTCCCGGAGGCGATACTTTTGGTGGCGCGGCTTCAGGCAGCTATTACCGCGGCAGCGTTGATTTCCCGGAAGAGCTTCAGCGCTATGGAGCCCCGGACCGTGAAACTTATTCCGCTCGCGGCATTCAGTCGCCGGAGTACAGCGGCTACTACCAGATGAAAGACGGCCCTCGGTTCGAGGGGTATTACCGTGACATGCCTGAAGGCTCTGATATGCCTGACGAGTACGGCGGACGCGTAAGCTACACCATTCCTTTTGAAGACGGCGGAGAGGTTGAACAGCCTATGGGCATAGAGAAAAGCGTAACAATCAGCAAAGTCGTCCCGTACGTAGACCCGCGGTCCGCGGCCCTCGGATCACGGCTCTTGAAGCAGGCGGGCGTACCCGGCGACTTTGCGTCGCTGATGCAGAGTGCTGACCCGAAGGTCGTAGAGCAGGTAAACCGGATCATGGCCCGCGGACCTGCGAACGAGATTTCCTCTCCGTCAAACGGACTTGGCGTATTTATGCAGTCCGTAATGTCGCAGGGTTAAATGTTTAGGCGCGGACTTATTCTGACTGCGCTGCTGGTTGTTTTTTCTCCTGCTTCGTGGGCCGCGGACACTGTAACGAGTGCCACGGTCAGTAGCTCCACCGTTATTGACAAGACGCCGCCGACTGCGTCGAGCCCTTCTATTGTTGTGAACAATTCGGACGTGTGCCAGACGGGACAGAGCGCTGCCGTTCAGACGGGTTTTTTGGGGCTTTCAGGAGGCACCACGGTCCGCGACCTGAACTGCGAGCGCATCAAGCTTGCGCGTAGCGTTTTTGGCATGGGGCTGAAGGTGGCGGGCATCTCTATTTTGTGTCAGGAGGTGCGGGTGTTTGACGGTTTGTGGATGGCCGGGACTCCGTGTCCGTATATGGGCAAGATCGGCGACGCGGCCAAGGAATCGTGGCTCGCGAACCCTGACCAGTCCCCGGAGGGCTCCCTGATCCGTGTCGCGGCAAAGCAGGCTGCGGCCCTGTCGGTTAAGAAGACCGCACCCGTTGTCGAAGAGAACGACGACTTTATAGAATACGCGGACTGATGCGCTGGCTTGCAACCCTTCTTGCCCTTGGTGCGTTGTCTTCTCCAGCTTTTTGTCAGGAAACGACGGACAACTTGGCTCCGGCGATGTCCGAGTTTACGGTGACGGGCGGGACGGCTACCTCTAGTCAACGGGGGTGTAGCGCTGGCGAGTTTTGCACCGGCAATGCGTCGAACGGTGGGACTACGTATACGAGTAACTTTGATGTGCCGCTGACCGAAGCAGAGATACAGGCGGGGTTTACGGCGAACACGTCGATTGACGTGACATCTCACCCGTCAAACGCGGTACTGTCTACTTGCACCAGCCTTACTCAGGGCAGCGACTGCCGCGACATCTTTCGTGCCACGCTGGTTTTTCTGGAGGCGGCAAGCGTTGTTGAGAAGTTTGAGCATCAGGTCGAACTGGACTTTAGCGGAACGCGGGAGTTTACGTTTTCTGACCAGATACTGGAGAATGACTACACGTCACTGACCGGTCAGTTGGAACTTTTTGGAATCGACGCTGGCTTTCACAGCGGCGCGTTCGGTCCCAAGTTTTCTGATCCGAGCGTGAGCCTCCTGTTTCAGGCGGTGGTCGAGCAGCAGATACTGGATCAGATAGCGTTCAACGATACGTTGGCCGCGGAACCTCCGCCGGAAATCGTAGGCAGCATTCCGCAGGTCGAAGTAAACGCGGCACCCGCCCCGGTTGTCGCGGACCTCGGACCTCCTGCCGCCGAGCCTGTGGTGGAAGCCATCGAACCCGTCGAAATTGCGCCGGTCGATTCTGCACCAGAGCCGGAACGGCAGGAGGAACAGATGGCAGAGGCGCGGATAGAGGCTGAGATGGAGCCAGAGCCGGAAGCCGAGCCAGAACCGCAGGAGCCAGAGCCGGAAGAACAGGAAGAACAGCCGCAAGAACAACCCGAAGCAGTCGAGCCCGAGCCGCAGGAGCAGGAGCCCGAGGCCCAGCCCGAGCCGGAAGCCGAACCAGAGCCGCAGGAACAGGAACAGCCCGCGCCGGAGAGGCAGCAAGAGAAGCGCAAAGAGGCCGCCGAGAAGACGGTAGCCAAGATAGCTCCGTCTCAGAGGTATTCTGCCGCGTCGCAGACAACGACCATCGTCGCGATGGGGATGATTTCACCGAAGCTTGTGACCGGAACAGAGATTCCGGACGTTCAAGGGTTTTTTACAGGTGCGGCGGTTCCGGACGGGCCCCCGATGTCCAACCCGGTCCAAGACTATGTTGTTTTTGGCAATGCAAACGGAGCCCACGAGGCTTTTGTTCAGCTTCAATGGAGTAAGTAATGGCAGAAATAGAATTTGCAGGGCTGAAGTTCCGCGGCGGACGCATGGTAGCTGCGGCTCTTGGCTTTTCGACGCTAATCGGCGGACTGTACGGTGCTTTTGAAGTCTACAAAGACTACGAGAACATGAAGTCTCAGATACAAAAGTACAAATCTCCGGACATGACGGGTTTTGACAGGCGACTGCTGGTCATTGAGACAAAGATCAATGACGAGATTACGCTTTTCCGGGACGAAATGGGCGGATTAAAGGAGCGTGTGAACGAGATGCACGAGATCGTGAGAGATATTAAGGTTGACACGCGGTCCGAGGCTTCTGACCTGCACACGAGCATGTCCGATGTAGACAAGCGATCCAGATCTTTGGATCAAGAAACCCGAAAAGCTCTTCGTCAGTCGGAAAAGACAATTCGTGATATAATATCTTCGGCGCAGGAAAGGTTTGACAGTAAGATAAGTTCTATCGACACGAAGCTGGATGTGCTGGAGTCCCGAATGCAGAAAACACTGCAAAGGGCGCTTGACAACCCGCTCCTGAAAAAGTAGGGCCGTGAAAAAGGGTGTTATTTTACTAAAACACGTCTAATATTAAGAAATTATAGAAGGTACGTGATCCATGGCAAGAGAACCGCGGCCCGTGGCCGGTCTTATGGACAGCAGTGTCCCGTCGCAATTAGACGAAGAAGATCTCGCCGCTGAGATTGAAGTCGAGCTTCCGGGTTCGATGGACAACGACGTAATGGAAATGGTTTCGGAAGAGATACCCGAAGACATTGAAATCTACGAAGAGGGCGAAAACACTGTTGTAGATTTTGACCCGCAAGACGATGAGATGGACGTGGGCGATTTCTACGGCAACCTTGCTGAGGGCATGTCCGACTCGGAGCTAGGTTCGTTGTCGGGGTCGTTACTGGACGAGTACGAGGGGAATCGAGCGAGCAGGCAGGAGTGGGAAGATGCTTATGCTGACGGTTTGGAGCTTCTGGGATTTTCATACGAAGAAAGAACGCAACCGTTTCGCGGCGCGACCGGGGTTACGCACCCGTTACTGGCGGAGGCGGCTACACAGTTTCAGGCGCAGGCTTTTAACGAGCTTCTCCCGGCTCGCGGTCCGGTCCGGTCCGCGGTTATAGGCAGAGAGACGGGGGAGACGACCCGTCAGGCGCATCGAGTCGAACAGTTTATGAATTACTACATCACGAACGTGATGGAAGAGTACACGCCGGAACTGGATCAGATGCTGTTCTACCTGCCGCTGGCGGGCTCCACCTTTAAGAAGGTGTACTATGACGAGATGCAGGGCCGTGCGGTAAGTCGTTTTGTGCCTGCGGAAAACCTTGTTGTTCCGTACGACACTTCAGACCTGCAAACCTGCCCGAACATAAGTCAGGTTGTGAAGACTTCGCTCAACGACCTTCGTAAATTACAGGTCGCGGGGTTCTACCGAGACATACCCGTGATACCGGGACAATCCGAAGACAACAGCGTACAGAATGAGATAGACCGCATTGACGGGGTTTCTCCCTCGAACAACGATTACGACTGCACTTTGTTAGAGTGCCACGTTGACCTTGATTTAGAAGGCTATGAGGATCTTGACGAAGATGGAGATGCCACGGGAATTAAAGTTCCCTATGTCGTCACGATTTCCATAGACAACGGTCAGATTCTCTCCATCCGACGCAATTACCGTGAGGACGACGAACTCCGTCAAAAGATACAATACTTCGTTCACTACAAGTTTCTTCCCGGATTTGGCTTCTACGGTCTTGGTTTAATCCATACCATAGGTGGCCTGTCAAGAACGGCCACCGCGGCGCTCCGCCAGCTTATCGATGCGGGCACTCTCTCTAATCTCCCTGCTGGGTTCAAGGCCCGCGGTATGAGGATCAGGGACGATGACGAACCACTACAGCCCGGTGAGTTTCGTGACGTTGATGCGCCCGGTGGCCGACTTTCTGACAGCCTTATGCCGCTACCCTTTAAGGGTCCGGACACAACTTTGTTCCAGCTTCTGGGGTTTGTCGTTGACGCGGGCCGTCGGTTCGCCACCACCACAGACATGAAGGTTGGCGACGGCAACCAGCAGGCTGCCGTTGGAACGACAATCGCGCTTCTGGAGCAAGGCTCTCGCGTTATGTCGGCAGTCCATAAGAGGCTGCACTACGCCATGCGGCAGGAGTTCAGGATACTGGCTCGTGTCATGTCGGATTACTTGCCGCAGCGCTATCCCTATGCTGTGGAGGGCGAAGACGTAAACATTATGGCTGCGGACTTTGACGAGCGCGTAGACGTTCTTCCGGTCTCAGACCCGAACGTGTTTAGTCAGGCGCAGCGTATCGCGCTGGCTCAGACTAAGCTTCAGCTTGCTCA